CTCTTCCCGCCGCCGGACCGTCCGGTCATCGAAAATAACCCACGGGGGTCATCATAGGAACAAACAGGGAACATGTCAATGCGGCTAGCGACGCCTTCGGTCTCGTCGGGACAATTAGAACACGCCCAACCGCCTCCCGCGCTCCGCTGTCTGCGCCAGCTCCTTCAGCTCGGCCTCCGCCAGCTTGCCGTTGGCAAGGATCGCGCCAAGATGGTCGCGCACCTTGCCGACGATGTTGATGGCGAGGAACAGCTTCTCGCGGCCCGCGACATCATCGATCACGGTCTGCCGCCATGCCGCGCTGTAGCGCGCCTCCAGCGCATCGAAGGCGCCCGTGAGCAGTTCGTCGTCCAACAGTGCCTTCGCGCGCAGTCCGCGCGCCGCCGTTCGCTCCAGTCTGCCTTCGTCAGTCATCGCGACGCTCCACTTGGCCATGGGACTGTCGATCGGCGTGTGCGGCAGCCGCAACGTCGACCGCCGCTTCGGCAATCTTCATCTCGTGAGCGGACCGCGCCTGCTCGCGCTGCTGTGCCGCCTCGACGGTCTTGAGATGCGCATCGAGCAGCGCGATCTTCGCGTCCAGCCCGGCCTTGATCTTGGCGAGTTCGATCTCCGCATGCATCTTGACTTGCTGATGGACGAGGTCGTTGTGCGCCTGCTGCTGCGCCAGCTGCGCCTTGTGCGCGGCGACCGCCTGCTCGGCCTGCGCGCGCGCCTGCGCGGCAATCAGCTTCGGATCGGGCGGCGGTTGAGGCGGCGCCGGCGGCGGATGCAGCAGCCTGCCGGTCCGCGGATCAATCGCGGCCGGATCGTTGAAGAACCGGGCGGGATTCTTGTGCCCCATGATCCGCGTCAGCTCGGCGGCCGTGTTGTAGAGCTCGCGGTCGCCGACCAGGTTGAGCTTGCCGGCCATCACCAGCTCCTTCTGCACATTGGCGATCGCCATGGTCTGCGCGAATTGCTGCGCCTTGCCGCCGGAGCCGAGCCCGACCTCGATCGTCATGTCGTCGCGCGTTTTCCAGCTGCGCGGGTCGACCTCAACCCAGGCGTTGCGCAGCCGCACCGTCTGGCGCTGCTGGCCGTGCTTGCGGATGGTCGCATGGAGCAGGCCGAACATGTCGCGGACGCCCTCGGCCATGATCCGGGCGATCAGCTTGATGCGCATCTGCGATGCGGAGAACACCTGCGCGACCGCGGTTGCCGACTGGTTCTGCAGCGCATTGGCGTCGATGCCCTGCGCCTGTTTCGCCAGCCCGGAGCGGCTCTCGAGCTCGGCGTCGATATATTGCAGCATCGGATAGATCGAGCTCGTGATGTCGGGCACCACCTGCCAGTTCAGGCCGCCCGCCGTCTTGGTGCGCACGACGCCGCCGGGACGCGACACAAGGAGGTCGTCGAGCGTATTGGGTCCGGCGTTGGCCTCGGCCACCTCGACCCGCGGGTTGTTGTGCAAGTAGAGGTTATCCAGCGCGCCGCGCTTCAGCGCCGTCTTCTCACGCTGCAGCGGCATCACGAGATCGGCGATCGAACGGCCGAAGAAGCGATGCGTCATCGGCACCGGCGTGGTCGCTGCGAAGGGAATGGCGTTGAATGGCGTGATGCAGTCCTGGCCGTCCTTGCGCAGGATCTCGCCTTGGTCGCCGCCTGTGATGATCTGGTACAGGCATGGCCTGCCCTCGCCTTCATAGTCCATCCGGAGGTAATGCTCCGTGATCCGGACCAGCCTGGTGCCCGAATTCGACGCGCTCGACGACACGAGCGAATGCTCGTCGACCGTATCGCGCGCCAAGGTTTCCGTTCTGGCGGTGTCGCTATCATCGCCGAGCGACCTGATCTGTGCCGCGTCGAAGCCTTCGGCGATCAGCTGCGCCTCGGTCTTGGTGACGATGTCGTGAAAGCAGTAGTTGCAGTCGCGGATCGAGCGCGCACCGCGCTCGATGCCGAACTCTTCCGGCGGCACGCCCATCACCCGGGCCTGGGCGAACTTGCGCGTGGTGACGATCGTGACGTCGTGCGTGATCGGTGCCGGCACCGGTTGCAACGGCGCCGACGGCAAGGACATGGTCATGGTGGGACTCGTTCAGACGGATGGCGGAAAAGGACGGCACGCGCAGTCAGAGCGCTGTCGAACCAAATGGGGCGTCCGGGTCGGATCCTCGGCGCCTCCGGCAGCTTTCAGCTCAGAACCCCGAGCGGCCGCCTTGGGTGGCGCGCATATAGTCTTGGATCATGCCGAGTAGCCCGCCTGCGGACGGCCGGTCTTGTGCCGCCTCGGCTGCATCGCTGCGCGCGGCAGGCGCGCCGGGACCGGATAAGGTGCCGGCGAATGGATAAGGAAACCGCGGGCCTCCGGTGTCGAAGACCGACGTCTCTCCTGAACGGCCGGACGAGGTCGCCGCCGCTCGAGCCTTGTTCATGGCCGCTGGCTGCTGAGCGAGATCCCCCGCCGGCGCGTCGTGAAGATCAGGAAAGCCATACTCGAACACGTTGTAGCGGCTGGGGACTCCGGCCATCGCGGCCCGATCCCGGACGATGGTCTTGGCCCAGGGACGCGAGACGTCCTGCGACATCTCGAGCGGACCAAAGCCGTAAGTGACTCCGACACCAGGCGTCCCGATCCCGAAGCCGGAAGCTCCGCCGCTGAATCCCGCATTGGGACGGATCACCCCGCCCCCCGGACTCCCGGAGATCGACGGCCCCGTCAACAAGCCTTCGAGATCGTCCGTGTAGCCCGCCGAAAGTCCGGCGCGCGGCGTGCCGTAATAGACCTGCGGGTAAACCCGCCCATGATTGTCGATGTAGAGCCCGCCGCCGAGGCCTCCCAGGAAGGTGGGAATGCCGAACGTGCCACCGCCATAAGTTCCTTTGGTCATTGACCTGTCTCCTCACCACGATCGACCGGCCGATCGCGATTCGATTTGTAGGTGTTCCACCCCTGTAGCGCGCTGTAACTCGCGACCGCGAAGGCCAGCAGGCCACCGCAGCCGAGCACGACATTGCCGGCAGCAAAGAAGCCGAGGGAGATCGACAGAAAGGCTGGGCACGACAGACCCATGGCCTTGATGTAGGAGACCTGCACGTCCAATGGCGTCGTCGGCTCCAGGGCATAAACCGAGAATGCGTAACGCGACGTCCAGTCATCCTGAAACTGGGGAGGCAGCGTATCGAGAATGGCGTGATACACTGCATGCGTACGGATGGCGGTGACGAAAAGGAGAAATCCCCCGAGGACAAAGAATACGGCTGCCATCGACTTGTCCTTGTTACTAGGCTTTGCGCTTGCGACACGCGCATCGGCTTGAAAGCGAGTTACGACGAGTTGAGACTACCATGTCCTGGAACGCGCCTGATGCAGCGGCCGGTCGGCTTCTCTTCGAATTGCCGGGTAGCGGGCATAGCTGCGGCCGCTATCGCGCTTACGCCCGGCCGCCGCCGGGGTCAATTTCAGCCGCCGCCATGCCGGCGCCGTCCAGTTGGACGTCCTGCCGCCGGCCGCGCACCGAATGCGCCACGATCCGCATGGCGCCGTCGGACTCCATGACGGACTGCGCCAGCAGCGCGAACTGGTCCTCGGTGAGATCGTAGTAGGTCTCGCGGCTCTCCTCCTCGCGCTCTTCCCACCACACCTTGACGACGCCGACCTTCGACAGAAGAGCATCCTTGATGAAGGCGTAGAGGATCATGAAACCGGGGTTCTGCTGCATGAAGACGTGATTGACATAATCGGTCTCCTGCGCTGCCGCCGCCTCGTCCTCTGGACCGACCGGCTCGAACCTCACGACCTCGTCGGATCCCGCGAAGATGTCCATCAGGTGCGGCATCAGACCTTCGACCGTATCGGCGACATCGGTCGAGACGGCGCGTGAGCGCCCTTCCTGGGCCGGCATGTCCTTCTTCATATTGCCGAGATAGTAGTCCATGGCATCGGCACGCTCCTCGGCGAGCCGCGCCGCCGAAATGGCGGCGAGCGCGTCGGCTTTTTCGGCCGCGAGCATGGTCTTGAGGTCGGCGTGAGACATTTTCGGCATGATCAGATCCATATCGCTTCTATCGGAGCATGTTGGCCGTTGCAGGTTTTGCGTTGCGGTCATCGCGCGGCTGGCGCCAGGGCGAACGCCACGCCCATATCGGACGCCGTACTCACCAAGTGCTAACTGGCCGACCGGAGATCGGACGGGCAGGGAGCCACCTCATTTGCTCCAGTTCGGCGACTTGCGCCTGAGAGCGGCCCAGTCTTCGAATCCTGGCATGCTCTCGCCCGCGCTCGGCGGAGGAAATGGATAATCGGCTCCAGGCGCTCCAGCGATAAGTCCTTGAGGTTGCCCCGAGGTGGGGGGCGGAACAAATCGTCGATCGGGTGTGATCGGGGCGCTCGTTCCCGCCTCGGACGTCCATCCCCCAAACCGGTCAGCGAAGGACGGAACGTAACCAGGGGCCGCCAGCTCGTTCGGTGTCGTTGCCGGCGCATCAACCACTCGCTCGACTGCTCGCCGCGAACGCAGAATGCGTGTCGGACTCGTCGGCGATGATGGCAATGCCGGAGCATCGGCGTTCGAGCGAGATGCATCGACCGGGCGCGCCCCATAGCGAGGTCCGGACGTGGGGATTTTACCGAATACGCTGTCGACGGTAGACGCGACTTGACGATCGTACTGATGCTGCTCGTTCAAATAGGGAGCCAGATACGGATCTGGATCGATCGGGCCTTGTTCGTTCCAGTAGTCGACCGGATTGAGCGTTCGGCCGTGACGATCCTTGATCTGGTAGTGCAGATGAAAATCTCCGCCTTCGACGCCGGGCCGATCGACGCCCATGTTACCCATCGTCCCAACCAATTCGCCTGCCATGACGGCGTCGCCAACTCGCACGTGCTGAGAGTGCGTATGAAGGAGCTGGTGCGAGACACCGTCCTTGTCCTGGATGGCGATCGTTCCGTACCCTCCCTCACCCGCCCGGGTGACGACCCCCGACACCGGCGATCGAAGCGCGGGATAGCTTCTGTTCAGCGGCAGCGTCTGGCCGCCTTCGTAGTTGCCATCCGCTCCCTGGTGGTCCTGCATTCTCCCCCAGCTTTTTCGCCACCTCGGCCCAGGAGGGCTCGTCATGTGTGAGACATGAGTGACGTTCGCTCCATCCGTGACCGGCTGAAGCATGCGCCGCAATGCTTGTTCCCATGACATCGGTGATTTCCCTGATGAGATGTGACTGTTGATGACGTGAGCCCCGGTACGGACGACACCCGGCGATGGACCAGGGCCGTTACTGCTGCTGAGGGCCAAGCTGCGCCTTCGGGAAGCGGTCGACGACCCTCGAGGTTCATCTGTCCCGTTGCGGATCAGCGGGGACGTCGGCTCAGAACATGGCGCATCATCTCGATGGAAGCCGACCGTCGAATGGCATCTGCCATGTCGGGCTGGGCGTCCGAGCTGTCGCGCGCTGGGTGTCGTCCTCGCTTTGCGGGATCGTCGTAGGCCGAGGGATTCCGTCGCTAGCGACCTGGCTTCGGCACAACCGCGCACAAGCCCTTGTCAGCCAGCAGCCTTGCATCGGTGAAGAAGAGATGCCGGCAGCAGACTGCTGGCGCGAACAAGGCTGCGTCGAGGTCGCTTATTTCTGGAAATCGCTGGAACGAAGAGGCGCGTAATGCTCGTGAACGAGATCGATGTTGCTCCTGAATCTGATAGCAGGAATCGTACATTGGCGCTGGGCCTCGGTGATCTCGATCTCGTGGACCTTCTCATTTGCAGGGATTCGTCGATCCGCCTTGATTCGAGCGACTTGAAGTCGGATCAATTGCTCCCGGCCAACGTACCGTTTGGTTACGTCATCGTAGCCTGTAAAGACCTGAATGACATTTGCTCGTATCGTCTTGAACTCATCATAACCGCTCAGGTCGTACTTCCTGGCAGCCGCATCCAGCTTCGCCGTCGTCTCCGGACCTGTCTGGTAGAACCCGTCGTGGCTATTCTCTCGGATCTGATTGATTTCATCGGCCGCAGCAAGAAGCCCGATGATCTGCTTCTCGGTCAACTTGATCTGGACGAACTCCATGCACGGTCCAAGGGCTCCGGCAGGACGCTTCACGACCTTATCCGGCGAATCGTCGAACTCATTCTGACCACCGAAGGCAACATTCAAAGTAAACGCAGTAAGCGCCAACGCTGCGGCGACTGGACGCATAGACGGGGGCATGAGATGTCCGATCGGTCATTCTGGTTGACAATCATGCAAATTTGTACACGCTTTGTTCCGACCGTGCAATCGCCTTCTGGCTGCATATCGCACTGGCTTGATCATCAGACGATGCAGGGTCAGCGCCACCCCGCATCCTGATATCGGATCGGCCGGTTGAAGCTCATGACGCGTCCCGGCGCCTCGTAGCAGATCGCCATCAGGCCGAGCGCGTCGGCGGCGTGCGACGACCAGTCGTGCTCGGGACCGAGCCCGACGTTGCGCGTCTCGTCCCTGCGCTCATGGTAGAACCCCAGCGCCTCGCGTCCCGCCTCCGTCGTCGTCTCGTTGAACCAGAGTTGCGGACCGAGCCGGCGCAGCGCCTCGATCCGTATCATCGCGGCCCCCCTGCCCTGGTTCCTGACCGGCGGCTCGACGGCAAAGCCGGCCTCGCGCAGATGGTCGGCGTAGCGTTTGCCGGTGACGGCATTGGTCGCGAGTCCGTCATGCGGAAGATAGAGAATAGCGCTCTGATAGCCGCGGGCCCGCAGCCAGTTGACGTGGAAGGCCAGCACCTGGCCGACCGCCTCGTAATAGTCCAGCACGCGGACTTCGCTGCCCACCCACTGCACGACCCAGATCGTGAAGGCGTCGGCGGTGGCTCCGGCGCCGCCGATGTCGATGAAGGCCCGCAACGGCAGCAGCGGATCCGCGGCGACCTTGCCGATCCGTCCATCGCGCCTCGCCTGCGCCAACAGGTCGGCGAAATAGGCTCCTTCGAACGCGCGCACGTAGTCGCCCTCCCAGATGTGCTCGTAGCGGTCGGGGTAGAGCGCAAGGTCGAGCCGGCGCTCCTCGTCCAGCACCGCCGGAAACCACGGATTGTCGCGCCAGCTCGCCTTCACCACCACCGCGCCGTGAGGCTTGCGGCCACGCAGGAAGTCGTCGACGGCATCGGACTTGCGGCGCGGATTCCAGCTCGCCCACAATTCGGAGCGCGGCGCGCGGATCGTCGGCCGCAGCAGCGACAGCGAGCGCGCGCTCAAGGTCTGCGCCTCGTCGATCCAGGCGATACGGAAACCCTCCAGCGACTTGATCGATTCCGCGGTGTGATCCTGCATGCCGCGAAAAATGATCAATCCGTCGCCCGGCGTCGCGATGCGGTCGTTGAACGGCCTGAAGCCCTGGCCGAGGCCGAGGCTCGCGACCTTGCCTTCGATCAGCCGCTTCGACGACTGCGCCAGCGTCCGCTGCGCCTCGCGGATGCAGACGGCGAGCGTGCCGCGCTCGGCCTGGCAGGTCTCGACCAGCAGTTCGCCGAAGAAATGCGACTTGCCCGAGCCCCGACCGCCGAACGCGCCCTTGTAGCGCGCCGGCGCGAGCAGCGGCTCGAACACTTTCGCGGTCGGGATCTTTAATGTCGACAATGATCACCTGCTACTGCGCGGCGTTTGAGCCGTCCACGGGGCCGACAGGAAGGGTACAGGCGGCGCGCCGGAGTCAAAGACGGCGGGGCCAGCCGGAGTCGCCTGCCGCGATCGGAGACGGCGAACGGGCTGACGCTTGTCCGCGCTCACGAGCCCGGGCTCGACCCAGCTTGGCAGGACCGCTCCGGCCCTTGGATCGATCGCATCTCCAAACCTCTCGTCGAAGGATGGAGTCGCGACAGGCCCCTCGTCGTCGGCCGAGCCAGCGGGAAATCGTCCCAATCGCTCGGAGGGCGTATCGGCACCGCCGCCGACATATGCGTAGTCCTTCTGAAGACCGCGCAGGGCTTCAGGGATCGGCAATCCCGTTCGAGCCAATCGCTGCGCTTTCGGATCCTTGGCAAGTGTGTCGGCGATATCGGAGAGATACTCATAATTGGCTTGTGGCACCGGGTAGAGGTGTTTTCCAAGCCCTGCCGCTTCGGTGATCCTGTTCACGATCGAAGTACAAATCCTGGGATCTTGCGAGAAACGGGCAAGATCCCAGCCATTGTACAAGAGAGGTTCGGCCCCGATCTTCGCGATCTCCCCACGGGCGAGATCGGCCTGCCTTTCGGTGATGGGAACTGTGAATGTCGCATACTGACCGTCATCCGCGACGCTGGAAAAGTCGTTCGGTGGCGCTTTTCCGTTCTGCATCGTATGAGCGTCAAATTTTCCTTGGTCTGAGATCGAGCCATGGTGCTGCGGACCGAAGCCAGCATACAGCTGCCCGGTCGGATCGCTGACCACGACGGCGGCGTGACCGGGCAAACTGGGGTTGATCTGAAATGTGAGCGCGTGTCGAGCAGCCATCGTCGCTTCCGCTTTGCTGAGAAATGTTTTGGTAAAATGCATCGCCCGCGACGTCGCGTGCCGGGCGGCAGCCCGGCGATCCGGACAAACGCCGCTGGCAGCTCTTCGTCGCATCAGTCGAGCGACCGCAAGAGGCGCGAGCATAGATGCATCGGCCCGTGCAAATTACGCGAGCCAGCGCTTGCCGCCGCATCGACATCGCAGCCATACGCGTGTTCGCGGCGTGCGACTAATCGCGATTGAGTCGCTTGATCAACGCAGTGTCGATCTGCTCAAGACCCGGCCCAACGTATCTGACAAGCAGACGCCAGATCGTATGGAGCATCCATCCGAACAGGTAGGAGATGACCAGGCTCACGGGAGCATAGAAGCCATAGCTGTTCATCCAACTCTCTGTGCTGAAGGGCGGATCCTGGAGACCAAGGGCTGGCCATACCCAACCAAGGACCAACCCGGCCGGGAGAACAGCCGCTTCAGCCAACAAGACGCTCGCCTTCAAGCTGGCGAAGTAAGACAGGCAACTGAACAGCAGAAAATGCACCACGTAGAGAGCCGAAGCGATCAGCCCTCCCTTGTTGAGCCGCACAATTCCCCTCCTCTTCCGTCGCAACTCTTGCAAGCTACTGCCGTACGACCCTCACCGCGACCATCATCACTTGGCGGCCGTCGACCTTGAGACGACTGCAAAGCGACAGAGTTGCGCGGACCAATACTCTGCCTAGAACGAAGACAGAACATCAGAGCCCGCAGGAATTGTCAACGGCAGCCAGCAAGGACGACGGACGCCCCGCGACGCCGAGACCTGCGATCTTGTCCTCGATCGGCCGTTTGGACGATTGCGCCAGCGTGCGCTGCGCCTCGCGGATGCCGGCCGCAAGCGTGCCGCGCTCAGCCTGGCAGGTCTCGACCAGGAGTTCGCCGAAGAAAATGCGACTTGCCCGAGCCACGGCCGCCGAACGCGCCCTTGTAGCGCGTGGGGGCCAGTAGCGGCTCGAACACTTTCGCGGTGAGAATCTTGAGGATGGACAATTACCGCGCTCTCTTGAGGTAGTGGCTCAGCTCATAGGTTTCGGCACGAATGGATCTAGTCAATCAGGACGAATGCAAGTCGGCCAATCCTCGAACGCGGATCTCACAGCCACTTTGCGTCAGAGCTTCATTAGGGGAGAAAGGAATGAGGGCCTCGCAATCCTCAGGAAGCATAGACTAGCCGCGTGGATAGCCAACGAGAAGGAACGGGGCTTGCACCGACTGTCCGTTGCTCCGGCTCGATCGCCAATGCGTTACGGTCCTTTCTCGGCACCTTCCAGGGCATGGGCGGTGCGAACGGTCCTCCGAAAGCATCAATATCGATGACATTCCGGTCTCGTGTCTCCGGAATGAGCGTCGACGGCAGTTCGATACGCCTGTCTTTTTCGTAGCTCGAGTCGCTCCATCTCGCCGACGAGGAGAAGGCGTCTTTGAATCTCTTGAGCTGATCCAGTACGTCCGCCATGATATGGGTTGGATCATCCAACTGCTTGCTCACCAATTCGACGGAACTGTAGAAGCCGGTCAGATCTTTCAGCAAGGCGTCCGGGTCCTTCTTGTGCCCTTCGGGATCGTAGGACCCGTCTCCGTTGATCATGTCGTCCAGCTGTCGTGTTATGAAACTGAAAACACGCGGCCGGTCGCCAGGCGCGATGCTTGGCGCCCCAGGCGCAGGTAGTGGAGCTTGTTCGATGAGACCTCGGGTGTCGGTCATGTTCTATCCTTTTTCGGCATGATCTTGTCCAATGGTTCACTGGACGCTCTGCTGAAAATCGAGATAAATGGTTCCGATCCGCCCATTCCAAGAGAACGGGGTTCTGACGAAGTCATCGGGGCCTGACGACAGGCGCCGATAGATCGCAATGCGCAGCAAACCTGGTTTTACGGCCGATGCAAATCGTTCCCGGCTATCGACCGTGTAGCAGCAGCCCGGCGCGCCGCGAACGACCATGTCCATGGCAAAGCCACGGCCATCCGGATAGACGAGGACGTCGACGTCCAACTCAGCAGCCCTGAAGCGGCAAATGCGTTCGGGGCCACAGCCCTCGAGTCGGCCGCTGCCTGTCTTGCCCTCAGCTTCGACGGCATAGTTGAGGATGAAATCGCCGCCGATCGCGGAGCGGCAAGATAAGCCTAGCAGGATGAAGCCGACCACGAGCCGTCGCGTGAGAACACGAGCCGCCCTTTGCCCCATGGGCCGCATTGATCCTGGCGTGTGACCCGGCTGCATCTCGATCGCCATCAACCGATAGACGTGCGGCGCGCGCTCGCAGAACAAAAGTAGAACACGAAGACTCAACCGTCAACATCGAGCGAACCAGTAGCAACGCCATTCCTGCTTCGTCAGCTCTCCTGCGCGTCATCGGAATCGTCCGGCTGCACGATCACGCGCTCGATGCGGTGGATCAGCTCCAGCGCGCCGTCCTCGCCGTTCTGCAGCGCCTGCGGTGCCTTGCCCCAGCCGCGATCGAGGATGGCGTTGGCGGCCGACACGCGCGCAGCATGCGTCGCCTTGGGGGAACGCATCACCCCGACCAGCGTGTTGATCGCCGTCCTGGTATGGCCGCGCGCGATCGATCGGATTTCGGTGATCGTCTTCGACATTGTCGCTTCCCGGGTTTTGCAGATTGAACGTTGAACGTGGTCACGCCCGCCCGTCGCCGGCGGCCATCGCGACGAGTCCCGCCCAGACGGGCGAAATCAGAGAAGCGGTCATCATCCTGTCCTGTTCGGCTGATGGGAGAAAGGCGCGGCGGATCGCGGCCAACGCGATCGCTTCGGGCGCGAACCCTATCCCGCGAGGGACCGCTGCGGGCGCGACGACGATCGCCATGCCCGCGGCCGCCCCGTTCGCGCGGGACGGTCAATATCCGGATGAAAAGGCGTGCAAAGATTGCCGAATGGCGACGAGGTTCATCCGGGCGCAGCGAGGCCAGCCGTCCTCGAACGATTGCTTCCTGCGACTGTCGCGTCCCAGGTTGCGCCCGCCGTTATTTCGGAAATTTCGATATTGGCATCATGCCAGTGATTTGCCCGACGTGTCAAATTTGATCGAAATGCAGCGGCCGGACTTTCCGATTTCGCTAACCACGGCGGCAACTGCTCGCCGCAGCAAATCAAAAGCCCGCTGCCGAGTGCTCGGCGCGGGCTCTATGATTTCTGCGACGATGGCAAAATGCGCCTGATTTGCCCGACGTGTCAAGCGCGCGAATGCGCCGCCGATCGTCAGTTCGTCTCGCCGCCCGTCGGGCTGAGCCGGAAGGAGGTTTCAAAGATGTATGTCGTCGCATTCGTTCTCGCCGCCTTGTCCGCACTGTTCTACGCGGCCGGCGACCATCAGCTTGGATCCGTCGGCGCCGACGTCTGCCAGGTCGGCAGCCTGTTCTGCGACAAGCCGCACTACATGATGACGAGCGCGGTGCTCGCCGGTCTGTGGGGCAAGTTCGTCAGCATGCGCTAGCCAGATCAGTCCTTGATCGCGTAGAGCGGCGTCCGCACGGTGAGCTGATACACCGGCTTCGGCGCCCATGCGATCTGCGCCGTGACGCCGAACAGCCGGTTGTCGTCGTCGTCCATGCGATCGAGATCGAGCCTGACCAGCGGCTGCGTGTAGGACGCGATCGGCGCGACCGCGAGCAACTGGGCGCCGGCGAACGATTGCAGCCCGACCCGCGCGGAGACCTTCCAGTTGTTGTCCCACTGATAGAAGCCGCCGAGATAACCGGCGGTCGTGTCCCCGACCCGTGCGAGCGCCGAGTCGATCTCCACATGGGTGTACTGAACGCCCGCCAGCCAGCCGCGCATCTCGTCGGGGTCGAGCGCGTATTTCGCTTCGACGACCGTATTGAAGGAGGTGGTCGCCAGTAGCGAGTCCGGCACCGAGCGTGTCAGCGTCGACTGCAAGGTGAGGGTCGGGATGGCGCCGCCGTTCTGCCGGTAGACATCGGCCTGGAATCCGAGGAACCAGCTGGTCACCGCGAGATCCGACCAGCCCGACGCGCTCTTATAGGACGCGCTGCCGGTGAAGCCACCATAGAGCGAGAGCGCCTCGCCGAGGTCCACCGTGAGCGGCACGTCGACACCCACGCCCTGGTTGGTCGGCGCCGAGAGCTGCGGGCGTCCCGGCAGTGCGGGACGGCCGAGCAGCTTGCGCAACGTGGCGAGCTGCGACAGCGTCGCGAACAGCGAGCCGTCGCCGAGTCCGGTCGACAGCGAGCCACCGGGCACGTACGCGTAGTTCGTGCGAAAATCGATGTAGAGATTGGCAAGGCCGGATGACGACGTGTCCTTGTCGTCCTCATCGCCGCCCTTCTGGTCCTTCGCGATCGCGCTGCCCCCCATCAGCACGGTCATGCCGACCGCCGCAGCGCAGGCCCATCGCCACGGCCGGCGCTCACCCGGCAACGGTTCCTCATCCACCATTCCGACGTCCCCCAGCGGCCGAAGCTACTCCGGCGCGGCGCGAACCTACAAGTCCGGAGACAAAGCGCGGCACGAAGACCAGGGGACGACCGCATACGGACTAGTCCTA